GGGTCGTACACCCCTTCCCGGATCGGCACCTTAACGCGCGTAGGAACGCGCACCTTCGGGTGACTATCTTTCAAGCACACCCTGGTCCACTGAGCACCGCCGACCGAGGGAAGGGCCATGATGAGCAGGACGTAGCCGTTAAACGGCTGACCGCCGCTCCAATGGATTTTATCCCCGCATGTAAGTGTTGCTTTCCCTGGAGCAGCCATGTTGTTCCCCTACTTACATTGTAACTCCGCTAACATTCCACTCCGCGCTTTCTAAGTTCTTTTGCGACTTTGAAAGGATCTGTCTTACGCTTCCAGAAGAAGTTAACAATTACCTCGAATAAATGCCCAATTACCCCCCGCAGGTCGGAGTTCCACAGATCAGGGTTGTAGTAATCGATATCTGCCTCAACGAACCGCTCGTACACCTGCAAATTCATCGAGTAGGTTGGGATCTTCTGCCGATAAGTCGCCTGCGCCCGCTCGCCTCGGTACTGATGCCCGCCAAGAACACGGGCAAAGGTGTCGGAGTTCTTCAACCACTCATCGAACTCGGGAGTGCGAATGAAGAACACTCGGTCCTCCAAGACCTCCTCGACCTCCATCTTGGGAGCCCCAAGGGACGCCAGCACAGCCGTCATATTTTGCAGCGTCTGTTCCTTCTTCTTCTCCATAGAAAAAAGGTTCCCTGTGAACCCGTCAGGGAACCTTTATGCGGACAGAAGGAAGGCAGGGTTCAGGAGAACTACAGACCCAGACTCGAAGGCGCGTCGATAGTGCGGATGCGGTACGGGTTCGTATCCAAAACCTTTGCCGCGAAGACGAAGTTGTAGCTCACCGCCGCGCGAATCTTGCCCTCCGGGTTAGCGATGCTCGGGGTCATCTCCCGGACGACATTGACCGCGAACTTCGTTCGATCCTGGTCCTCGGTCCGCGTCGGCCCACGACCGGCAAGGTCGATGGCTCCGAGGCCCTCCTGGCCGAAGAAGTACACGCGGTACAAGTTCTTCGTACCCGATTCCACATGGACGTTCGTGGACTCCCAGATCTCCACACCACTCCAGCGGGCGATGAAACCACGATCTTCCATCTGGAACAACCGGTTCTTGCCTTCGCCGCCCTGCTTCACGACATCCACAAAGCCGCCAACTGACGGGTCGTGGATGAAGTCATAGGCAATGTACGGGTGCAAGAGGCACTTGTAGTACCCATCTCCGAACGGTCTAATGTCCAAACCGGCGAAGCGGTGCCGCACGTTCGCCACGTCCGCGCTGGCGAAGGACTGGCCCAGAAGCAGCACGTTGGTGTTGGCCGCAACAGAGTCAACCTCGTTTCGCAGAATCGTGTCCACGGTCAACCCGGCGCGGTAGCCCAACTGATCCGCGCCCACGGCAACGATATCGTTATCCGGCGCGGTGTCCACGAGCAGGTCAGAGAACGAGATGAAGTCAGCGTACTGGCTGACTTCCGCGGACACGGTCGTGGACTGCATCTGGAGACTGTTCCCGACAGCGCCTTCGGACGTCGGAGTCGTGTTCGCACCGAACTGAGAGTAACGATAGAACTGAATAGTCTTGCCGTTTTTCTTCGGCAGGGTCCGCGTGTCCACGCCCTTCCAGAACATGAATTTCTTACGAAGAGCCGTGAGGGCAACACGGTCGTAGTAGACCGAGACCAAGTGTTGAAGGCCGGAACTGGTAGTAAGATTGCCAGCAGGAGTATAGGCCATTACGAAACCCCTCTAGTATGAACTCAAAGCCCGCGTACGGACTTCTGAATCTATTGTAACACGACCGCGACTAACTTGCGCGACGGGACTTAATAACTCCAGCCTGTAAAAGCATCTCCTCCAACTGCTCCAACGGCATTCCGTATGCCTTCGCCAGAAGTTCATCGGACGCGGGCTGTCCTTCCTTGCCGGCGGAGCTAACGCGCGGAGGGACGAACTTCGGATTCTCCTGTTCCTTCTTTTCCTCCTTCGTCTTCACCAACCCGCGCGCACGGGCGATGTCGAACGCATCCCGCAACGTTTGGTAACTCGGTTGCCAACCGCGCTCGCGCATGACGCGCTCAATAGCCTGACGGTTCTCCGGCGAAGCCTCGTACTCGGGCGTCGTGTCGAGAAACCGCTGAGTCTCCAACTCCTGCAACTTCTTCGCCTGAGCCGCGAGGCCGGCGACCAACAAGGGAACCATCTGGCTCACTGGGAAGCCGTAACGGGCGGTTTCGAGGTAATCAATTCCCTCGCGCGGGTCGTTCAGGAACTTCTTAGTGAACTCCTCCATGTTCCACTCCGGCTTTGCCTTCGTCGGTTCCTTCGTCGGTTCCTGTTTCTGCGGTTCCGAACGGTGCTCCTCCAGCTTCGCCGCGAGCAGGCGGTTAAGCTCCTCTTGCGAACCCGCTTCGATCTTCGTCCCATCGGAGAGGGTGACGGAAACGGGTTCCGGTTCCTTTGGTTCTTTCGTTTCCGTCTCCCCTCCCTGCTCCGCAGCTTTGACGGTATCGAGCACCTGTTTCAATTGCTCATCCGTCATGTTGCTGAAATCCAACTCCGAGAAATCAACCGGCGGCATAAACGAAATCTCCTTTCTCCTTTAACTCTTCCTCCAAAACTCTCGGAACACGTACGAGCATTTCCGAAACTTTTTCCCAAGCACGGTAGTCCATCGCAGCTTCGAGGATTTCATCCCGTCCGCGGGCGGCTTTGAGCCGTTCCTGCGCAGCATCCCGCGCTTCTTTAACCACGACCTCAAGCAGCAATTTGTACCCCGGAATCGTCCTCAACGCCGCGATTCTTCTCTTTTGTTCATCCGTCAGATCCACGTGTGACTCCAAGAACCTTCAGAACCTCGCGCGCGGAGCGCTCGCCAGTCTCGGTCAGCTTCGCGTCCGTCGCCATACGCGTCGTCGCCAATTCGGTTTGGGCCTTCATTTGGCCCATTTCGAGTCTGGTCTGGCGCTCGATCATCGCTTTTTGAAGCTCCATCATCATTTTCGGATCGGGCTGCATCATCCGCTGTTGCTCCTCGGGCGACATCGGGCGGAAGAACTGATAACTCCGCGCCGTCGCCGTCGCGTCCTGGAAGAACCGTTCCCACTCGTTGAAATTGATGGTCTTGCCCTGGACATTCGCCTGCCTCATAACAGCTTCGTTAAAGACCAACTGCGACACAGGACCAAGGAACATCGCCAAACGGTCCTTCGCGACCATCCGCGAAGCGGCTTCCATTTTGAACTGGAGATTCCCCGAGAACTCCGAGGGATTGAACATCGTGAGCATCTTGTGGATCTTGTACAACATCGGTACGATCATGAAATCCTCGAAGTTCTTCACCGCCGAACGCAACCTTTGGTTCACGCTCTGCCGCTGCGACATAACCCCTGTCGCGCTGCGGTTCGCATTGCTCGGGGTCGGGACGCCGGACTGAACGAAATCGTTGATCCCCGTCCTCTTCGCGGCCTGCGCATGGATCAGTTGTTCCTCGCGATAGGCGTCCGCAGTCACGTTCTCAACCTTCATGACCTCCACTGCGCCCTCGGTCGGGACTTCATCAATCAACCCTGGTCGCCAGGCGATCTTCGATGAGTTCGTTGGCGTACCGGCGATCCGCTTCCGCGGCGGGCGAAGAGCCAAAGACAGGTTGTCAAGCCGCGCGTTTCTGATTCCCTGTGCGTACTTCTGCTCCCCCTCCAACACGTCCGGCAGGCTCATACCATACGGTCGGCCAGGAGCGAGGTTGAACGGTGCCTTGCAATACGGAATGAACCCGAACGGGTTCTTTTCATTGATCACGCACCAGAGCCGACCAAGGACCCAGATTAACCGGCTGCGGTCCCAGTAAACCAATACCTCTATCTGTTGATGCTTCGGGTCCGTTCGCAATTCGTTGATCGGCAGAACTTCGCCAGCCGCGGCTGCCGCGTCCCGTTTTACCGCGTCCCCCGAGGTCGTCCACTTGGCCTTGGCGAAGAAGTTCAAAACCGAATCTGGTGGGATCTTCACGCCCTCGATCCCGCGCAACCGCGCCAGTTCCTCGACCGTGAGCCGTTTTACGTGAATCACGCTCGGGCTGAGGTCGATCAACGGCGCGGGCGTGGACAGATCGAAGTACACATCCCGGATATCCGCAAACTCGACCACGGGTTGTCTCAGCCGCGTGTCCCAGGACAGTTCGATCATCCCGTCGCCGTACATCAACGCCTGCTTCACGGCCATCGACAAGTTGACGATTCCAGTCACGCCGGTTTCGTCATAAGGGACTTCCAAGTAGTCGCAGATCTTGTCCCTCTGCCTCGCAGCCTCCGCGGGTAGCGTGTTATCCCGTGGAACGACGTCAAAGAACGCCGGTCGATAACCAAAAAGCTCCTCGGTGATGATCGGGTACGCACTCTCGACCTGATCGTAAGCGATCATCACCGGCAGGCTCGCGCGCTCGACATCCGTGCCTTCCCACTTCCGCTTCTCTACAACTCCGTGGTACAACCTCTCGGCAGTTTTCCATCGTTCCTCGTGGCTCCGTCGTTGGCCTTCATACACCCCGAGCGTCGTCACCACGAGCTTCACCGCCTCCTCGTCACTCGGCTCCTGATCCTCGAACAGAAACGGTATCCGTTCGAGATCTACATCCTGTGGCTGAGACGGCGGGGTGATTTCCGGCATGGGACTACGGGTTTACTCCAAGTTTCTCCGCGATCAGTCCGTACTTAGGCTCGTTCATGTGTACACTCCACTAACAACATTATAGCGCTCCTAACCCGGACCAACTCCCGGTTGTTTCTTTCTTGCCGAAGATGAGTTCGTATTTGTCTAAATTATCCAGCATCTTCCGCTGCGCTGTTCTTAGTAACTCCTTCATCGACGGCGATTCTTTCACCGGCCCGAAGTTGGTTTCGCCTTGGAACTGGTCGGCCAACGTGTCGAGTATGTCGTCATGGATGTATTTCGGAAACCGTGTAAGCTCGTGTTTCAACTCCTCCTTTACGTGGATGGGGAGTTCTGTTGAAAAATACAACATCCCGTTCTTGTACCACGGCTGAAGTCCCAGGATCCGCTCGACCTTACTTGACTGATTGTCCCGCTTGAGAAACTCGAAGTTCGGCCAAATACCCGTGATTTGGCTCCTTCGCCGCACCGATGGCAGGAGCCCGCGCGTGAACCCCGTTTCCTCGATCTTGATCTTCAACGGACGGTATTTGAGATGTACGAGAAACAAGTGATCCACAATCGCATCCGGCAAGAACTTACCGATGCGGATGTCTACAACGTAGCGCCGGTTCGTGCGGTCTACAAGACAGGTGGTGATGACCGTGTTATCGCTTCTCTTACCCGTCGTCTCGGCCAAGTCTACGGTCGTGACGGCGTACTGGATCGGAATCCTCGCTATTTCCTCCGGCGTCTTCCATCTCAGATCTTTGATGTCAAACGCCTGTGATTCACCGGTAATGGGGTTGTTGAGGTACTGGGTCGCAAAGACTTCCTCGCCCACTACTGGATCGGTCCGCATCTTCTCCAATTCTTCCGTCGGGAACTCCTCGGGGAATCGGCTGATCGGCTTGCCTTCGGCGTCGTAGAGGAAAGGCTTGTCCAGTTCATCCGGCGTGAAGCGCTCGTTCTCGATGTCGCGTTTGTAGCACGGCATTACGAAGACTTGAAAAGCGTGCTCCCGGCCCTGCTCCTCCTCCTTCATCCATTCGTCAATGATTCGACCGTAGAGGTCGGAGTAGTGATACCTGGTGCCCTCGATGTCGATCCAGTACCGCGGCGAGATCAACAGGCTCCGCGCCATGCCGTAGCGGTAGATGATCTTCTCACACTGCTCCCGGGTCGCTGTGTTCTTCTCGTCTACGATGTCGGTGAACTTGAGCACGTGGTAATGCATCCCGGTTCGGATCGTCTCGATACCCGACACCTGAACCGTTGGGGACTTCGTGTAATGCCTCCGCGCCGGGATGTAGAAGAACTGTTGCGTGCCCCATTCTTTCTTCTCAGGCGGGCAGAACTCGGGGAACAAGTATCTCATCCGCGAGTTCTGTTGGAAGTGGCGTTTAATGTTGGAAAGAATCTGCTCCGCAATCTCCTGTGAAGCGTGAACGAGCAGGATGGTGATGTCGGGGAAGTTGAGAATCCACTGAACAATGTGGGCCTCGATGTTAACCGAGGTCTTGTACCACCCACGCGGGGCAAGCAATAACCGCTTCCGCGGTCCGGTGAGAACATTCGCCGGATCGTCATCCAACGGCGTGTACTCGAACTTCTCGTTCGTGACTATATCCGTCCCTTGGAACCCCTGGAACCCCTGCAAGTGCTCGATAATCGGCCCGTGAACGTGCGGAACGACCTTGGTAAAATCCAGAACGTGCTTGCAAAGCCAAAAAAGATCCGTGCGGGCCTTGCGCCGGCCCGCAGCGATGTATTTGAGTTCCCGTTCGCCGATCAATTAAATCTGCACCACGTACAAATTCGCGTTGACGGTTTTCTGTTGGCTGGTTGTGTTGACCACCTGAACGCTCAACAGATCTTTCTCCGGACAGTAGGGATTGAAGATCACAAATCCGGTGTCCAGATTATCCGCCCAGATCAATACCGGATGCCCTACTCTCAGTCCTTCTACCTTCGACGAAAACACGTGCGTACCGCCGGCAGGAATGTCCACGCCATCCAACCGGATCTTGGCGGACGTTACTAAAGGATTAATCGTCTTAGGACGAGCCATAACCTCCTCTTGAACTCACTCCAGTTAGTAACTGGAACCCTTAACCCCATTATACCGTCCTATTAACACCACGAACACGTTTGGAACCTTCCTCAGAAAAATTTTGCGCGTACACAGCGGGCGAAGACACTTGCAACGCGTTGCGACGCGTTGCACAGGCGCGGCGTATTGCGCCGGCGATGCCAAGGGTACCGCCGCCCCACTTGTAACAATGGAACCTTCTCCTGACCTCCTGCTACGTAAGCAGGCATTCATCCGTGCAAGTCGTTGAATCTAAAGCACATAGTGACCGATCTGTCTTTTTCCTGACCTAGCTTAGCCTGTAGCACCACTGTAGGCCACGTAGTGGTTCGTTCGCTGCGCATTTTTCGGAGAGGGCGAGGGGGAACCGCGGAAATTT